CGACTCAATGGCAGCTTTAGATGAATTCATTAATACACCAGTTGAAACTGACGAGATTGATTTATCAAAATATGCAATTAAAGAAGAAGGTGACGAAGATATTCAAGAGTTAGATTTAGACGAAATCAAAAAAGAAATCAACAACAGTATCAACAGCACCTTACACAAATACTTTAAGTAAAATGCATCTAATCTATATCAATGAAATTGGTTCAGATTATAAAGGTCAAAAACAATATGAATTTATTTTTAGTGAGACCTTTGAAATTGATATGGGAGATTGGTTCCAAATACCAGCATCTGCAACACAAAGAAGTAAATCACCTGACGTAGAATATGTGAATTTGGTTGGGTTATTAAAAAATACAGATTTAAAATTAGAATTAGTTCAAGACTCCGATTATTTCGGAGTTATTGATGCTGTAGATGGGGTAGTTTCAATGGCATGGGAAAAATTTGATTTTGAAAATGAATTTGAGAGGTTAACATTCAAATTCGGAGAATCGGTTGAATCTGTAAATAAAAAATTAAAAGGAAGAGGTTACACACTACTAAACGAAGAAATAAAAAACGAAGAATAATGAAAAGAAATGAAATCGTTGAGAAATTAATGAACGAAGGTTTCTCAGAAAAAACATTGGTTAATTTTACCGATAAACAATTGACTGACTTATCTGAAAGAATATTAAGTGAGCAGGTTAAAAAAGGTAGTGTTGTAATGCCAAAAACAAGTACAAATCCTATGGATGTTAAAAAAATGACAGACCAAGGTTTAAACGTTGAATTAAGAGAAAAGGAATTAAAAGGTGGACAAAAGAAAATTGACGCTAATAAGAATGGTAAAATTGATGCGGAAGACTTTAAATTATTGAAGAAAAAGAAATCTACAGATAAATGTCCTGATTGTGGTGAAGATAAAAAAGATTGTAAATGTGACCATACTCATTTAGATGAGGAGGTAAGTGATAATAAAGAGAGAATGACAGTTAAAGTTTCCGAATTGAAAAAAGGAGACATTTTAATTGGTTCTAAATTAGTGGTGGTCAGTGTATCTTCAGGAGCGAAAACGCCATCAGGTAAATCTGATGTAACGGTAAAAAATCCAAAAACGGATAAAACTCAAACAAAACTTTGGGGTAAACATACTACAGTCGGTATTTTTAGAAATACAGATAAAAAAGAAGAAGTTAGTGAGGTAAAAAATTGGGTAAAAAATTTGGTAGAAACAAAACAATTTCATAGCTTTACTTCAAAGAATGAAATTATGGAACTTATCCAAACTAAATTAAATAATGAGGTTATTTCTGAGAAAATACTCTTACCTGATTTTCTAACATCAAAATCTATTAAGAAAATGCAAAATAACGAAAATAGTACTTCACCTGTAACAAAACCAACCACTAAACCAGATACAAAACCTGGTAAACCTAAACACAATCCATTAAATCCAGGTCCTAAACCAAATCCGGGTCCACAAGCGGAGAGTGCACCAACAACGAAACCAAAACCAACAACAAAACCAACTACCAAACCTACTAAACCAAGACACACCCCATTCAATCCAGGTCCTAAACCAAAACCAGGACCTCAGGCTGAATTAACAAAAAAATAAGTAGAAGTATTTTCAAAATATTATAAGGAAAATGAAAATATCAAAGAAAGATTTATTATATTTGGTAGAACAAAAATTGAATGAGATGCCAATGGAATTTCCAAGGTCACTTAATGTGAGAAGACCAAATCCAAATTATGATCCAAACAGAGAAGAGAACGACGACAATCCAAAAAGTATTGAGGTTGAGGTTCCTTTTAACGAGAGACCTAATGTTGATATACAAAACAAATTACAAAGACAAGATACTCCAATAAAAAAAGTCCCTTTACCTTCTGGTCAAGGAAATCAAAATTTCCAAGAAATGTTGGCTTCCGAAACGTACCAAGAAATTATTAGAAGAGTAAAAGAAGCGACTGGAATTGATGCAAATAATTTATTAACTATCATGATGAACGCGGTTCATGAAGTTGATTCTGCAGAGATGGAACATAAGGAAGAATTAGAAAGATTAGCGGCAGAATCGGTTTTTAATTTATATAAAATACCACAAGATAGTGTAAATATATTTGTTAAATTAATTTCAATAAGTGGTAGAAGAGGAATTCCAACTGATGATTTTTTACATAAACAAGATAATGAAAACCCTGAGGCACCTGAAGTAGGTGATGAAAATCCACAATCAATGAATGTAAATGATATTGATGATATGGAAGTGGAACAGGATTATGTAAGTAAGTTAGAAAATTTTGATTTAGAGAGAGCTAAGAGAAGATTAATAAATGCAATGACTCAAGGGGCGGCACATTCTGCATATAATTTATACAAATATGTTGCAGACAGAATCAGACAAATTGTACCTGAAACTCCAAGTGGTACCGATATTATGGATTTATATGCAACAATGATGTCAATAAATGACACAAATTATTGGCATATGTCAGACCAACAAGTGGTTGCATTACAAAGTTCTATTGCTGGTAAGGCGGATGTTAAATTTCCTAGTGATGGTGAAGAAGGTGGAGATGAGGGTGGGGATGATGAAGAAGAAGGTGGAGATGACGATGGAGGACAAGAAAATAATGTTGATACATTAGGAAATGAAATTGATTTATCAAAACCACAGGTTTATGTTTATGGTATAAATTTTCCAGTTCTATTTCATGAAACTATGAAGGGTATTCAGAAAGTTATTGCTGGACACGGTAGTACATTTCCTGGTTACGATTCATCAAATCCGAGACACGTTGATTTTATTGAAAGAGTAAAACAATATGAAGATGTTTTGGAATATGAAATGTGGGATTTAAGATTAGGCCCATCAATTTGGCAGAGATATAGACTTGCACATCCAACTGAAGTAATTGACCCTGACCAAAAAATTGAATTACAGCATTGGGTACAAAGTTACATTTATAAATTACCTGCTCGTAAATTCTTATCTTTAATGAAAGAAATTATTGCAGGTACTCCGAAAGCAAAACAGATTATAGTAACCTTAGTATCATCAATAGAAAAAATGTTGGCGGACGAAGATTATCAAGATGCAATTGCAAAATATGAAGAAGAATTAGATGACATAAATGATGAAACATCAGACGATGATTTATTAAATCTATTAAAAAATATACCAGGAGTTCGTCTATCTGATGAAGATGATGAAAATGAAGAAGATGAGGATGATGAATTACCAAATGGTACAAGATAAATAAAGGGGAGTTTTAACTCCCTTTTTTTATATTTATATATATGAATAGTAGAGCAGAACAGTTAATTGAATATGCAAGAATAATGAAAGACGCACCTTATGCGTTAAAAACATATTTACAGACTTACGATAATACACAAAAAAAATATGTTCCGTTACAATTGTTTCCCGACCAAATTCAATTGATTGAGGATTATGAAAAGTACAATGAGAACATTACAAGAAAATATAGACAGGCAGGGGTTACTACGGTAACTGCGGCATGGATTTCAAAGAAATTACAAACCGCAAAACCTGATGAACCTGAAAGAGTTCTACTAATTGCAAACAAACGAGATACGGCGGTGGAAATGGCGAATAAAGTTCGTCACTTTTTAGAACAGTGGCCTGATTGGATTAATGTTGGGTTTTCACCTGATAAAAACTCTGAAAGTAGATTTAGATTAAATAATGGTTGTGAAGTTAAGGCGGTTGCGACATCGGCGGATGCCCTTCGTGGTTATACACCAACAATACTTGTATTTGACGAGGCCGCATATATTGAAGCAGGTGATGATTTTTGGGCGGCATCTATGGCGTCCCTATCAACGGGTGGTAAGATTATTCTTATCTCCACACCAAATGGTTATGACCCCATATATTACGGTGTTTATGACCAAGCATTACGTGGTATTAATGATTTTCACATTACCGACTTAAGATGGTTTAATGACCCTCGTTATACTAAAGATTTACATTGGGTTAAATGTAATGACATTTGTCATTACATGTTAAACAGAGAACAATATAATGATGATGAAGTTGTAATAAAAGATTTTGATTCAGAAAAATATAATGAATATATTGAATTGGGTTATAAACCATATTCATCTTGGTTTGAGTCTATGTCTAAGAAATTTAAATACGATAGACGTAAGATTGCACAGGAATTGGAATGTGACTTTTTAGGTTCGGGAGATGGTGTTATACCGGGTGATGTCCAAGAGAATATCGCTAAGAATATGATTCGTATCCCTATTGAAAAATACATGCAGGGAACATTTTGGCAATGGAAAGAACCAATACAAGGTCATCGTTATATTATGGGAGTTGATGTTAGTAGAGGTGATAGTGAAGATTTCTCATCTATTAGTATTGTAGATTTTGATGAAAGAGAACAGGTTGCTGAATATATTGGTAAAATACCGCCAGATGATTTAGCCTCAGTAGCATACAAATGGGGTATTTTATATAGTGCTTTTATTGTTACTGACATAACAGGTGGTATGGGTGTTGCAACATCAAGAAAGTTGCAAGAAATGAATTATAAAAATCTTTATATTGACGGTATTAATACTCAAAACATTTGGGAGTATAATAAAAAGGCGATGGATAAAATACCTGGTATTAGTTTTAACAATAAACGTACTCAGATAGTTGCGGCCTTTGAAGAACAATTAAGAAAAGGATTTGCGGTAAGGTCAAGTAGATTATTGAATGAATTAAATACCTTTGTCTATATCAACGGTAGACCTGACCACATGAAAGGTGCTCATGATGATGCAATTATGAGTCTATCAATGGCTCTTTATGCTGCGGATACCTGTTTCAATCAGTTACAAAAAAGTGAAAATGCAAATAAGGCCATGTTAGAATCTTGGACTATGTCAGAAAGAACTTATGAAGTTAACAAATCACATTATTCATATGGGACTGCATTTGACCAAATAGGTGCAATGGGTATTGATGGTATGGGACACAACATACATCAAAATGGACAAATGAACGTTAATAAAGAAACATATAGGGAACATTCTTGGTTATTTGGGGGTCGTAGATAATCTTCCTAATGTCAAGTTTTTAGTTTATATTATAAAGAAAAGTATTTATATAGAATGGCAAATCAAAATTTAACCGTCTTTCAGAAACTAACTAAAATGTTTGGGTTTCCTGGTCAAGTAAAACAGGAGAACACTCCGTCATTTAATTTTAACAAAGACGAATTATTAAAAACAGATAATAGAGAAGATTATGAGAATGCAATGTTACAGGCGAAACAAAGCCAATACGTTGCTGATAAATGGGCAAAATTAGACCAATCTCTATATAATCAATCGGTTTATTATGAACCAAATAGATTAGCGGCATATTATGACTATGAATCTATGGAGTTTACTCCTGAAATTTCCGCCGCATTAGATATCTACGCAGAAGAGTCAACAACTATGTCGGAGAAAGGTGAAATTCTTACAGTCTATTCCGAGTCAGATAGAATTAAAGGACTATTAGAAGATTTATTTAATAATAAATTAGATATTAACACCAACCTACAAATGTGGGCAAGAGGTGTTTGTAAGTATGGTGATGATTTTGTTTATTTAAAATTAGATCCTGAAAAAGGTATTGTTGGTTGTCAACAATTACCAAATATTGAAATAGAAAGAATTGAAGGTGCATCGGCAAGAAACCACGGACAAATTGCAGATTCAAAAATGCCAAGTCGTGAATTACGATTTATGTGGAAAAATAAAGATATGGAATTTCAAGCATGGGAAATTGCGCACTTTAGATTGTTGGGTGATGATAGAAAGTTACCATATGGTACTTCTATGTTAGATAAGATTAGAAGAATTTGGAAACAACTTTTACTTGCTGAAGATGCAATGTTAATCTACAGAACATCAAGAGCCCCTGAAAGACGTGTATTTAAAATATTTGTTGGAAATATGGATGATAAGGATATTGAACCATATGTACAACGTGTTGCGAACAAATTCAAAAGAGACCAAATTCAAAATCCAAATAATGGACAGGTAGATATGAGATATAATCAAATGGCA